CACCCACCTCACAATTTCTATGCATATAGATACCCCAATCAAGAGCACCATCATAATTTTCTTGAACCGTTACCCCTGTTAAATTAATAATAACATCACTAACTAACTTACAATCAGTTTGACCGGTATATACATCGCAAGGTGCGAAAATTTCCGCATCAAGATAGCATCTTGGGTCTTGTGTTACTCCATAGGTTGCTGAGAAATAAAAATCTAATGATTTTTTACCTCTACAATCACCATTATTATTTAATATAAATCTAATTTTTTTAATTTGGTTACTATCCTCGAATATTTCATAGGACAGTAATTGCATATCTCTAGGTATTATTGCACCAGATGGAACATAGTCGGGAGTGTTTGTTGCACTATACTGTGTATAGGTTTCATTGATTTCACTAACTAAATCATCGATTGCTGAATCCCAATTAGTTTTTATTGTATTTAAATCTAATTCGATCCAATTTTTATAATCACAAATTAATGGAATTGCTGTTGCTGAGTTTGATAAAACACTACAACTATTAGATGCTGTAAATCCATCAGGAAATATTGTACTGCCGGTAATTACAACTTGTGTTGATCCGCTATATTCAACACCATCTATTTCAACAAAAAGTGTAAATGTTGCACCACTAAAATATGTTAAACCTCTTAAATTATCTGGTTCCCCAATAATTGTTTCGAGATCCTCTTCAATAAATGTTTCAAAATCGGGATATAAATTCTCAACAATCTCTAGCGGCTTACATGGTTTTCTATATGCATATTTAGGTCTACCAAATACATTGTTTTCAACTAAGTTACCACCTAACCATAAAGTCGTTGCCGGAATTATTTGATCTAGAACATTTGCCCAATATGGGCTCATTTTATTAACGAATTCTGAAACGGTAATAATGTCATATGGTGTATACCCAGACAATGTCAATTGTGACACATAATCTCTATACACATCTTCTAATTGAATATAATTCTTTTTATATCGAATTAAATTAGAATTTTTTATTTGGCCATTTAAAACATTACCAAGAAACTCACTAAAACTTATCCCTACTTGAGGCTCTAAACTATTTGTACCAAATGTTACCTCTAACTCTCTAGATTTTGTCCAAATGTCATAATTTATAGCATTTGCTGGATTAACAAATACGTTTATGTTTTTTCTATTTAGAGTTAGGTTAGATAAATCTAAATCATCAATAACTTGGCCCTTAATGTTATCTACCTCACTTCTTAATGTGAAGCCATAATCTAATCCAGGTAGCGTTCTATACGCATCAAAAAATTGTTCACCATATGTATATGGTTTTGATTTAGTTAATATCGTTTTTGTTCTACCACTCAGTACCGAATTTTCTTCATCTAAAATATCTGGGCCTCTATGATCTAATGTTGTTGTGTACCAACCAGAACCCATTTGGAAAAATAAGTTATCTGTATTTGTTGTTGGTGTTTTTGGTAAAAACGTAACAGGGTCAACAGGATAATCAGATATTTGACTAACATTTGTTGTTCCTGTGGAGCCACTTAGCCTATATGTAAATGTATCTTCATCAAGTGTGATTCTGTTATTTGTTTCAACATTATTAATCACATTGAAGATATCATCTTCGGTGGATGCGCCGCTTATTGATGAATCAACTCTATAAACATATTCATTGATTGTTACCATTGGGCTTGGCGCCCCAATAAATTTAAGGAAGAATTCTAAACTACTTCTTGTACCTTTTGATTTGTATATAAACGCAAGATTAATTAAAATTCTTCTATAGAATTCTAATTCTGCCTCAACTAAATTTTTACCAATTGATTGTCCGTTATAAATTACATCTGAAGATTTATATATTTGATCTTCTAAAGATTTTTGATCAAATAAATCTATTGTATTTAATCCTAATGTGTTTGCTAAATTTTTTAAAAATACATCCGGAACATTATTAATTGCATCATATGAGACATTTCTCATATAGGCAATATTATCAATATAGGTTTTTACTTTGTCAAAACTTTGACCATATAATTGAAATATCTTGTCAATTTTTTGATCTTTACTATCAAATTCAAATAGTTGTGGTGCACTTAAAAATCTTGTAACTAAGTTTGATTTATAACCATCAACCTCTTCGGCTAAATTATTTAAATCAGTAATGTAACTGTCAAACGCTAAACCATCAATACTTAAATTCCATCCATCAACACTTAATGGCCAATTAACTAATACTGAAACAATTTCTGTTTTACTTTCATCTAAGCTAGTTTTTGGAACTTTAAATGATGCTTGGTAAATAGGGAATGTTTCTCTATTTAATATGGTTGATTCAAGATCGTCTAGCCCTAAAAAAAATTCCTCAACAACAGAATTGTTTGGTTTAATTAGGTAACTAGATGAATATGTTGACCCGGTAAATGGTTTACCAATAACTTCTAGCTGAATATAGTTTGTTGTTGCTGGTTCCACATAATTTGTAATGGGATATAATACACCACCTATTTCAACAGAATATTTTCTAAAAGATGAATAAAAATCTCTTAATTTATTTTGAGATTCAACTAAATTACTTTGCGTTGGTTTTCTAATAATAACATCAAATGGATTAAAAAACTTTGGTGAGTGAACATCGAAAGTTGTTCTATTTGTGTTAATATTGTATGTAATATTTTCTGCAGTAAGATTTGTTATAGATCTAACATTACTCGCATCAACATATAAACCCGCTGGAAAATTTTTTATAATTCTTTCAATAGAAACTCTAATTCTTTCTCTTAGAGACCCAAATAGTGATTTGGTTGCATCTGTTTTTGAACTATTAAATTTAACAGGCCTTTTTTTACCATCTGATTGAACAACGGTTGTCGGCACATCTTCTTCAATCTTTAAATCATCTAGAGTTAGATAATTTGAAAATGGTGCGGTTCGAAATGTTTTAGCATCTTGTTCCGGTAGTTCTCGATCTAATGCAAAATTAGTATTAGTCAATTGACTAGTACCATCGGTAATTTGTCTACCAACAATACTATCACTAAACGTATCAAAACCACTAGAAGCCTGACTCGGAACTTTTCTATTTGCCATTATTCGGTAATATCAGTAAAGTTTAATGTTTGATCGATATCAGTTCTTTCCTCTCTAATTTCGTATAGAGTTTCGTTAAATTCGTCTTTAACTTCATATAGATTAAACTGTTTATAGATATTATTTCCTCCGTCATAAATTGTATAGATACCAGAAGAAACAGCCTTACTTTGATTACCATAAAGAGCAAGTGCTAATGTTGATATATCATGTTCAACCATCTCAACCTCAACCGTAGTTGGATTAAAAAAACTATTTGTTAAAATAATCGTTTGTCCTGGTTGACCAATAAATGGTACAATTGTAGGTCTCGTTGTTGGTGAAGATGATGGTGTTACCGTCAAAAACAATAAGTTTGTTGGAGTATCGGTATATCGATATCTAATAGATTTTTGAGAACTATTCGTCAAATTTGTTGTTACTGGCTCACAATAAAATGATGATGTAACTACTTTATAAAAATTTGGGACTTTTTGTTGCGATGTTAAATCAATATATTCAATTCTGTAACCAACTAATCCTTGTGGTACAAACTTATTTCTATCTTCTTCGGAAACATCACCTAAATCTAAAACAATTCCTCTAACAGATGGTAATGAGGATAAGACACCACAATCACTAATTGAAGTTCTTATTTGCTTTGGTCTGATGTGTAGTGTATATATTCCAATTTGATCAAAGTTATCGGTGCTTAATCTGAGATTATACATACCTCCTAGCAATTCTACACCATTTGCACCTCCGGTATTAGCGTTGTGAAACACTGGTGTCAAAACTTCTGATGATGTTAATTTTGTTAATGAAACATCAGCCGCAGCTGATCTATCAGCAACATAATGTAAGAGTATCTCCACATCATCTGGCGACACATCCGCTGGTCTAATTGTTCCGTAACTACCTACTGCCATATTGTTTTATTAATAAATATAATTTTTATTGTTTTTTCACATTAAAAAAACCATTTCCATAAATTTCTAATTCGCCTAGATTGTCTATTTCTCCAAGTCTTAGGTTAAATTCGGATACCCCCATTTTTCCTCTTTCCACAAAAATGTCCGAATAAATCATCGGTTCGTTTATAAACCCCAAATAATGCTCATTTCTGGTTAATTTTTTTGTGAATTCAGCTTCAGAAACAAAGCTAGAAGTACTACCACTAATATACGTTGTTCCATCTGATAAGTCCAGATAATCTAACCCATCTAACGTGTAACCAGTATAAGCAAAATTTTCACCACTTATTGTGGTTGTTCCATTTGTTGTTCCTGTATAGGTTCCACCATATATTTGTTTTTCAATTATTCTACTTCTACCAATTGCAAAAAATGTGGTTGTACCTGTATAACCAGTTGTATCATATTCATAATCATTTTGATAATTTTGAACGAAATCAGTTATTTCTGTGTACGGAATATCAAATGTTAATGATCCTAGGTCTGTTGGGTCACTTTGTTGTAATGGTAAATTAATTTTTTTACTAGTACTTTTAACCCCCCATGGGCTATCCATGGTAATGGTTACGGTCTTTTCACCACTTGTTGAGTATGTATGACCGCTATTTTGTAAAATACCTATTGAAGTTACTGATGAACCGTCTCCCCAATTTATTTGAAATGTTGCATCAACAACTTTATTTATTTTATTTGTGTTTGTTGTGTTATATACTCTTAAAACTAAACCGCTAGCAGTGTATGTAAAATTACATAACTGTTCAACCTGTTCGATATCGCCATCGAAGCCGACCATAACACCAAGTTCATCAACATCTGAATCTAAAAAAATTGGTAAATCATAAGTCGATCCGGAACTCCATAATATTTGATATGAATTTTTTTCCATTTTATGTTACAATTGTTGCGGTACCATCAGAAAATTGGCAAAAATCGCCACATCTAGTTATTTTATATGTATGATCAGTTCTTCTAAAAGAAACGCAATAATATAAGTCGTCTTCTGGAACGACATTGTAATTTGATGCTATTTCATAGAACTTTATTGGTGCTGCATATGAACCTAACCTTTGGCCATCAGTAAGCCCAGAATTATCCACATTTAAATCCTTATTTAAAAATTGCGTAATGGTTCCATCATCAGCATTAAAAAATCTGGCAGTCATGTAAAATGATGTTCCGCTAAAAACCGTATCATCCCCAAACCAAAACAAATACATGTTTTCGGTATTTCGATAATTGTTCCCATTAAACACAGGGACAAAGATGTTGTCAAGAAGATTTTGGTCAAAAACTTTTTGACCTAGTGGTATTGATAAGTTTTTTGCAAAAACTAATTTCTGCGTCTCCCTACTCGGGGTAGTATAAAATTCTAATCTAAAGAAACTTTTAGTTGTTTGTTTTAATAATAGAGCGTTTTCTTTGGGTGTTATTCCCGCCAAACTATAGTCTAACCCCTTCGCGTATGTATTGCTACCATCAATAAAATAGAAAAAATACCACACATCAGAAACTAAACCTGTTGCTCCTGTATATGGTTCATTGATATATCTGATGGTTTCATAATTTTCCACCGGATTTATTATACTTTCAAGTATATCTCTCTCGGCTTCCTTAAAAGATTCCTCCCAACCTAAATCGTTAGAAAAGGTGGTTGTTTTTCCTAGTGTTAAACTGTTATCAATATTTTTAAATAAAATTCTCATTAGCAATTCGTGCTGTTTAAATTTTTATTTCCATCAGCTTTATTTAAGAAGTATCTTTCGTTTCTAAAATAGAAGTTTATATCACTTTTAACATAATGTTGCCCATTTACAAATGGAAAATCTACACCATTTCCTTCTTCATCAATGTACCCATGGTCATATAAATCTCTCCACTTCCACAGCGATTCACCCTGGAAATATTCAGCATTATCGGGTAGGCCATCAATGTCATTTGTGTTCGATGTTTCTATATAACTAGAGAGTTCTCTCAATTTTATTCTGTAATGTGGTTGATAAATTAATCCCATTTTATTATTTGCTGTTGCACCACTAAATGCTGTCACATTTGTGTCTTGATCATGATCAAATATTGTTATTGGATTTGAAATTCTATGAAATGATTCAGATATAATTCTTTCTTTTAATTCACTTCTATTATATTCAACAAATGCGCCTGTCAAAATTGTCCCCTCTGGTAGCGCCGAACCATATGTAAATGTGACTCCGCTAGTTATACCTGTTGTATATGGTATCGTGCTCTCAATTGATGTACTACCACTGAAATGATCGTCAATCCAACTATCGTGAAAATGAAATCTATAACCATTTTTTGGTGGGTATTCAAAATACCCCGAACCATTTCTAAAAATTACACTTAGGTAAATCTCTGTTGGGGTAAAATCTAAATTATTTGTTAACCCACTTAAAATAAATGGTGATTTGAAATCAAATATAATTGACTCCATTCTATTTCTTTCAACAATTAAATCATTTTGACCAACGCTATTTTCTACTAATAATTTTTTTTCCTCTTCAAAAATTGGTGTTTCAAACCCAGCTTTATCCATTATGTATTTATCTGTGGTTGTCAAAGTTTTATGTTTGTGTACATAGTAATTTGATGTCGTTCCTGTAACATTATTTTGATCAATACATCTTTTTATTGTTACTAGAGAAGATAAGGTAACCCCGCTAAATTGTTGTTTATTAAGGTTTATAACATATTTTTCTGAATTAAATTTAGCGTCACCTAAACTACTTACTGAGTAGGTTTTTCCGCTGATTGAGGATTCTGAAGAAAAAATAACATATTCACTATCACTAAATCCATGTTCAACTGGTGTGGTTAATTTATAATATGTTGTTCTGTCCTCAACTCTACAAGGTATACCATCACCGCTAACAAATGAAATTATATTTTCACCTTCAGTTTTTGTTGCTCCGCTAAGAGTATATTTAATTGGGTAATTTGTATCACCACTATAGACATAACTCAAATATAAATTCCAGTTATGATATGGTGCGCCCATATTTGATATGTTTTGATGTTTATTTCTTGGGTACGTGGGTGTTGCCATCGTTGGGTTATACGTTCCGTATGTTGTTCCACTAACGCTTGGTATACTAATATCTTGTCTATAGGTATCTCTTCTAATAAATGCAAATTCATCATATGGTAGATAGCCAATAAAACTATTATCAGAACCATCCCCCTCTAATGCTAAATATTCTTCTAAATTTCCATATGGTGCAACGCCTTTATAAAGGTTTCTAAAAACCATTCTTATTTTACCATAGGTTTTATATTTTTTACTATCATTTCTTTCTTTAGAAAATTGTTCTTCTAAATCTAAAATAATTGTTCTATCACCCTCTCTAAGAAGTTCTGCACTACTATCTAAATCAATACCAATCTGTTGATCTTCTGATGGAGCCTCTTTATATCTTAACTCCGGTAATATAATTGTTTTCTTTTTCATTATTCAGTTGATGGGAATGCACCTAATGGTCCAAACCTTTTTATAAATTTATCAACCGCGGTATTACCTGGTCTCAATCCAAAATAGAATAAAAACGGTGTGGAAAGTATTTGGTAATTTCCACTATAATTGTTTGTTGTTGGTTTTATTATGAAATCAACATCATTAGTCCACGCAATTGATGCCCAGTTTCCTGTGTCACCAGTTCTAACCCATAATGTTCCTGTTAAAGGATTATCCTCAGTTCCCGTTGCAATTTCTAAGACACTAAATCCTTCTTCTTGGTTATTATAATTTGTGTGTGTTGTTCCGGTTGTTTCAACATCAGCATTAACATCGTTAAGTGTTACTCCGGTATATTCAAATGTCGCTCCACTAAATTGTGTGGTCATTGGTAATAATATATACTTATGCGAGGCATCACCAGTATAATTGTATGCGTATGTCATTCCTTGTAGTGGTTGAGTCTCAATACTGGAATAATTCCATGATTGATTAACTCCAGATCCAAATCCTGTTCCACCTTTATTCCACAAATAAAACGGTATCTCTTGTGATGATTCTGTCAATCTACCCGGTTCATTTAGACATGTTCTTACTCTGTAACCATTACCATCATCTAAAACAAGATTTACTGGCATAGGGCCGCCATCAAATAAGTCTGGGAAACTTTCAATATCTAAAACTTGTGGGGTATATGCCGCATAACTTCTATTTTGAAGATCAAACTCTTCTATTCCGGCCTCATTATTTATAGAAATTAACTGTAAAATATCACCATTCATAACATTACTTACTCCAAGTGTCGAATCAAAACCATCATTTTGAAAAAACGAATTTGGGTTTGCGTCACCAGCCAAATAATCCAATTTATAGTTAATATAAAGCCCTAATAATTCTTTAAAATTTTGATAAGACGTTGGTCCAATATTTCTAACAACTGAACAATTTGGGTCCATTGCTGGATCAATACATATTTCTTTAATAAACTCATCTCTTGGCCCCAAATCAACAATTGTTGTTGGGTGACCTAGGTTATCTCTGATACTTCTGTTAAATGATGTGCCATTGAAATATGTTGATCTATAATAAAATCTCTTATCTGGATTCTCTACAGTTCCAGCTTTAAAATAAACCAAATCGGAACAGTATTTTGTTCTTCTTACATTTAAATCTAATGTTTCTTCATCATCCCATCTAACCTTCGCTTTGAATGGAAACATATATAATGCCCCTGTTAACCAATTATCAATAAATGAATAATTTGCCACTCCACCACAAAATAATTTTGCAACAAGTTTTCTTCTAGAATATTCCGTTATTGCATCAAAATTAACCCCCCAGTTGCTTGTTGATGCCGCAGGAACTATTGTGAATAATCCATATCTAAATTCTGAATAACCACTGTGTGTCCCACATGTGCCGCATGGATTATTATCAACATTTCTAATAACTTGACCAACTGCAATTTTGCCACTTGTACAAGTGGTCCCAGCAACTATGTCCGAAGATGTTAATCCACTATATGGTGTTGATGGGTCTGTAACACAATAAGTTCCACTAACAATACTTTCTTTATAGACGGTGACATATTGTTGACAACCTCCCTCTAATTCAGAATTTAGACCTCCGCTTGGTTGCCCTCCACCAACTAAAGATTGTGAATCAAATATTTTATATGAAAAATTGTTTGTTTGTTGTGTACCACCTGACCAAGTTACTTCTCTAGCATCATCAAAATAATATAGTGTATGTGTAACCCCACTGACATCAATGATCTCTTTTGTAAATAAATCTAACTCACCATAATTTCCAGTTGATACAACTTTAAAGATATATCTACCTGGAGAATTAACAATATCGTCTATACTTATTCCGGATAATGTTGGTGAAAAACTGATCGGTGGTGAACAATCTGCAATTCCACTAGGGACTTTTAAATAAATTGTTGCTAATGATGTATCATTATCCGCAAGAACACTACCACACGTACTAGCTAAAACACTATCTGGATATGCAGATCCGTTACCCACTTCAGTATAATAACCCTCTGGTTCAATATCTGTATCTGGGGGATCATTAGAGTAATCTAAGTTATCACAAGTTTCACATTCTGGGTATATTGCAATACCTAAACGAATGGTACCAAATCTTTGTAATGGTTCAATAACTAATGAATCAAAAAATCCAAATGGTCTCCAATCAATTAATGTAGTACCAAAAGCCCTAATTCTAATTCTAAAATTATATAAAAGTTGAAAGGGGATTATTAATACTTGGACAATTGCAATGAATGCATAAAAAAGTATTCTTTCTAATGTATTAACTATTGTTGCTAATAATGTTGAGAAAGAATTATTTTTTCTACCGAAATTTACTGGAGGCGTTACTACGTTACTTTCACAATCGTCTTCTGATTTTGGTGCAATTTCTTGTATCCCAAGTGTTGCTTCGTCATATGAGCTTAAAAATGATGAAACACTATATACTTTATTATAATTTAATCTATAGAAATAATCTTGTGGGTAATAGCTACCATCAATATTATTAAAAATGATTTGGTTATTTAATGCCCCTGTTGGATAATCATTCCAATTTGTGGACCACGCGTAAGATTTTTCAATTTCAGCACCGCTTGTTGCATATTCTCTAATATTCGGAACTAGATATGAGCCGATTGTTCTAACTCTACCTAAGGATTCGTTTTTAGAAGATATTCTAAATCTATAACATGCTGATGTAGGTACACCTTTATTCGGGTCATTTGTAACTTCATTTTCGCCAAATTCATTTGTATAAACATATTCCATGTTCATCGGTAAATTTAAAACAAATGAACCACTATCATCAATATCGCCATTTATTTCATACAACTCTAATGTTGGTCGATTATTGGAATCTTTCTGTGTTGTAAACCTTAAAACTTCGATAACACATTCTTCTGTAACCAAACTACACTTGGTACCCATTCCGGATCTTGGATTACAGTTTTTATTAACAGTATTATTACCCTGGTCACTAAAAACAGATCCCAACAAATATGCTTTTGGTTCAATTTTTACTCCTTGGTCGGATAAATCGAAATCAGTTCTGGTTATCCCTATTTGGCACAAATCTACGTTACCCCAAAATGGTGCGACATCTATTGTTCTTTCAAAAGATTTAATCTGGGGTAGCGCCGCATAATCTGTTGATGATTTATATGAATATGTGTTTTTAAAAGAGTCTATGCCAAGCCCTTGGGCAATAAAATCATCGGGTCTTAATGAAAAACAACCAATATCTGATAAATCGACATCAACATGTATGAGTTGTTCCCCAAGTGGAACTCCCCAAATCATAAAGTCTCCGGATGAGTTCGTTTTAACGGTATATTTGTAATATTTTTCGAATACCTCTAAATGTTCTTCCCTAGTTAAAATATCCGCTTGGTCTGGGAATGTACCTGTTGGTTCATGGCCACCGTGTTGTTTTCTGGAAGGTAATAGATTATACTTGTAACCATCTGAATTTGCGTCACTGGTTAACTTATATGGGTATAATGCGGAAATTATCGGGTCTAATTCATCTTGTTCTGATAATGGAACAAATATGGATACTCTGGCATTAGGAACGCCTAAACCGTTATTTACTGATATTCTACCACAAACAACACCATAATCGGCACATAAAGATGTGTACGCGTCTTGTTGAGTGAATTTTAAAGATAATATCTCCAGAAGGTCGTAGTTCTGTTTTAATTCTAACGCAACCCTCTTATCAGTATTTAATCTAGTATTAATTCTGTGCTTCTGAACCATATTATCTATAAATAGAAACTTATCAATTTTCTATGTTTAAAAAGATAAGTAAAAAATAGATTAATATGTAGTCGAACCTAGTGTTCTTACCCTTACTTTAATATCTTTATTTGGGAATCTTATTTGAAAAATCTGGTTAGATTTCATGAAAATAGTTAGATCGGATTGTTGAATTTCTTTTGTTGTTTGGTCTTTGTATGTTTGTGAAACCTGAGAGGTTGAATATTCTCCTCCAATCTTATTAAAGACTTTAACCTCAATTACGTTAACCACACCAGAAACATTGTTTATTTCCTTCATAAGTTCACCAACAAAAAGAGGATCACCCATTTTCCTCTTGTCAATTGAAAAATATGATGTTGTTGCTTCAATGACATCTCTAATAACTTCTGTAGATGTTTGATTTTTATCCAATAATAAATCAATTTCTAAACTTAAATCAATAACCTCACCACTAACAATATCTAAATAATCATTGATCATTCTATATTCTGATAAATAATTTAATATATTTTGTTTTAGAGTATTAGATACGATGCTAGTTAAATTACCATTTTCATCATATGATAATAATTTAATTCTAACCTTGTTATCTTCTTCCATTACATTGACTTTGGCTGGTGCTCCGTATGTTGATGGCATGGTTTCAATCATTGATTTATAATCGTTAAGTGTAACCGCTCTATTTTGTGCCGCAAAATTATATGCTACCATACCCCTTAACTCCTCGATGGTTGGTTGGTCAGCACCACCAACAGCAGGGGTAACATTTGTTACTGTTAATGATTGTGTTACCTGTCCGTTGATAGTACTATTTGGTCCATTGATGATAAATTCCGAGTTTTCAACATTGTTTAAAACTCCAACACCCAAGTTACTTTCTTTACCACCACCAATTCTATATTTTATGAATAACGTGGTGTCTTGTTTAGGTATGGCACCTAAAGACATATTGTTCAAATATGTTGCTAAATTAACTTTAAGTGTATTTGTTATATAGTTTTCTAAATTATCTAATGGATCAACGTTTCCTGAACCAAAAGTTATATAATAATAACCTTCTGGGGTATACTCACTAATAAATTTGTTGTTAACAGTAATGTACTCACCAGCCTTAAAATTATTTCTATCCGAAACCGCTGTTGTGTTAGGTACAAAAACTTTATCCTGAATAAGTGATTTTACCTCATACCATTTATTTGTTGAGGAAGCGAATTCAGCATTTGTTGGGTTGGCTACAAAGTTTGTCCCTTCTTTATGAATCATCCCGGTAATACCTAAAACATTTTGTTCTGGTAAAAATAATTTAAAGAAAGGTCTTTGATCTCTCTGTGTTATAACTCTTCTAAAAATTTTTGTAACGCCGTTTACAACAGGTTCTCTCTTTGTTAATGTATAAGAAATAATATCACCATTAGCGGCTCGATTCGGGATCTTTAATCTATTTGATTCGCCTCTTTCATTAAATGGATTTGAAAAATCAATATCACTTATTGTTTCAAAAATTTGACCGCCTCCGGATACTTGTGTACCGCCTCTTAGAATTCCGGCATATCTTTCATCATCCTTATCCGCCTTTACGGGAACAATTATGCTAAAATCACATAAGGCTACAGATGGTCTTGATCCAGGTATTCTAATACCATAAGTTTTTGCAATATGAAATAGAGATTGTCTTTGTTGTGCAAAATCAAGCATGGTTTCTTGCCATACTCTATCTATATGGAAGTGCAAGTTATCTGCAACCGCAGCATTAAGATCTAGTAAAACCGAATAAATGGATGCATCATTCGTGTTCTGAATTATATCTGGATAAAAATCTCTGGTTAGTTTAACCAGGTCTTGTCTTAACCCAGCAAAATCGCGGTTTGTATATGATATTTTTTTGCTCATATTATATGTTGATAATTATAAAATCTGATGTTGCAAAAGTCGAATCATTTGTTGTATAATCGATTCTTATTTTTGCTGTGTATGGTTTAGTTGATGTATCCCCAACTCTAAATAGTCTAGCATCTTCGTCCTCACTAACTGATGATAAACCGTCTTCTGGTTCTAATTCTGGGTTAGTTATTCTTATTGAATTAATTTCTAGATTTGGGATGTACCTTTTTACTGTTTCTCTTATTTCATCTTCGATGCTTGAATATGTGATTGCATCATTTAAATCAAAAATATATTCATATAATCTAGTACCAAAATCTGGTAAAAAATATCTACTGCCCTTCCTTGTCAGTAATAAATGTACAAGGTTTGCGCGAATTTCTTCATCTCTAGATTGGGTCATCCTGACATAATCTCCAACGAGACTGTCTCTAAATGGGAAATCTATACCATATTTTGTAGCCATATCAATAAATATAAACAATAAGAAAATAGATATAAATAAAAAATGCGACACTCCTTTTAAAAAGTGTCGCAATAAATGTTAATAAAATAGTGACTTGATATTTGTACCCTGTATTGTCAAGTCCTGGATGTTCGAGATAAGTCTTGAACTCAGCCATGCTTTGGGGTACCATCCATTTATTTAAGATCCGCAACCCTCACATTCGAACATAGAATCCGAAGGTCTTTGGTTTGTCATAACCAATTCTGGGGTTTCTTCACTAATAATTGGGTTACTCGCCGGTGTAACATAATTTACGGACTGTTGTTGTGCTTGTTCAACAGGTTTACTAGCTGATGTGTCGATTCCTAATCCTTTTAATGGATCTACTGCGGATTTAGTTCTTAGATAATACATACCTGTTTTTAAACCCAATTTCCAACCAAATAAATGTGCCGCAAGTAATTTTGTTTTTGTTGCGTCAGCAATAAATAAATTTAAAGATTGTGATTGATCAATAAAAATACTTCTATTAGCTGCCATTTGTAATAATCTTTTTTGAGACATTTCCCAAACAGTTTTATACACCTCTTTAACATCCGTAGGTATTTCTGGAATATTTTGTACAGATCCGTTTTCAAGAATCAATTTCTTTTTAATATCCTCATTCCATAAATTTAATGACATTAACTTTTTAACCAAGTGTTTATTTACAACAATAAACTCACCACCAAGAGTTCTTCTAGAATAAAGGTTGGTTGTAAACGGTTCAAAAGCCTCATTATTTCCCAAAATTTGAGCTGTTGATGCTGTTGGCATTGGTGCAACCAAAAGTGAATTTCTAACACCAAATTTAACAACCTCTTTTCTCAAAGATTTCCAATCCCATCTTCCAGATAGATCCTTATCGGTTTTCCCCCACATTTCAAATTGGAATGCCCCCTTTTCGATCGGTGATCCCGCTATTGATTCATATGAACCCACTTGTTTTGCAACATCTTTAGATGATGTCATCGCCGCAAAATAAATTGTTTCAAAAATATCTGTTTGTAATTTATCCGCCTCTTCACTTTCAAATGGAATTTCTAGCATACAGAAAATGTCGGCCAAGCCTTGAATACCTAAACCAACCGGCCTATGTTTGAAGTTAGATAGTTTGGTCTCTTCTGTTGGATAAAAATTTAAATCAATAACATTATTCAAGTTTTTAACTACTTGATATGTGTATTCATATAATAAATCATGATTGAATTCACCATCAACAACATATTTTGGTAAAGCGATTGATGCTAAATTACAAACAGCTTGTTCTGTTGGTGAACTGTATTCAATAATTTCAGTACATAAGTTAGAAGACTTAATTGTTCCTAAATTCTTTTGATTTGACTTATAGTTTGCTGCATCCTTATATAACATGTAAGGAGTACCGGTTTCAATTTGAGCGGTTAAGATCGCGTCCATTAATTTTCTGGCTTTAACAACCTTTCTTGCTTTACCCTCTGATTCGTATTGTTCATATAGACGAGTAAATGCTTTATGTTCAGGTGTGTCATATGCGTCAGATAATCCTGGTGCTTCATCTGGTGAAAATAAAGACCAATCACCATCCGACTCAACACGCTGCATAAACAAATCTGGTGTCCACATCGCCAAAAATAAATCACGAGCACGCATTTCTTCTTTACCATGGTTTTTACGAAGATCAATAAATTCCATTATGTCTGCATGCCACGGTTCAAGATAAATTGCAAATGAACCTTTACGTTTACCACCTTGATTAATCCAACGAGCAACCTCGTTATATGTTTTCATCATAGGTAATAGTCCATCAGATTGACCTCCAGTTCCTTTAATATATGCGCCTTTAGCACGAACATCGTGAACATGTAAACCAATACCGCCAGCCCATTTAGAAATCTTTGCTACGTCTTTGATTGTATCAAATAAACCATCAATATCATCACCTTTGTTTCCAATCAAGAAACAAGACGACATTTGTGGTCTACGTGTACCGGCATTAAATAATGTTGGTGTGGCGTGTGTGTAAAAATGTTGTGATAAGTCATCATAAATTCTTAGTGCCATCTGAACGTCACCATTACAAATTCCTGCAGCAACACGCATATACAAATACTGTGGTTTTTCGACAATTCTATCCCCTATTTTTAATAGATAAGATCTTTCTAATGTTTTAAAACCAAAATAATCAAAATCAAAATCTCTATTAATAACGATAGCACCATCCAACACATCTCTATTCTCCATAACAAACTTATAAACACCATCATCTATTAATGACGATTCTTTGTTTGTCTTTGGTTCAACAAAAGAATATAATTCTTTAATTGCTTGAGAGAATTTTTTAGGTGTTGTTTTATGTAAATTAGTTACTGCTATTCTACCAGCCAATCTAGCATAATCTGGATGTGTTGTTGTCATAGATGCCGCTGTTTCAGCTGCAAGTGTATCTAACTCTTTAGTTGATATACCGTCATATATACCTTGAGTAACTTTTAAGGTAATGTAAGTTGGGTCAACATAATCTAAATTTAAATCATCACATAAAGCGGTTATTCTTCTTGTAATTTTATCATATCTCATTTCCTCTAGGGAACCATCTCTTTTTAATACTTTCATTTCTATTCTATTTTAAAAATCAAGATCACCAAATGCAGAATCTAAGTCTTCTGTGGCATTATTAACACCGGCTTTTTGATATTCAGCCACTCTCTTTTCAAAGAAATTTGTTTTACCCTGTAATGCAATATTTTGCATGAAATCAAAAGGATTTTCTGAGTTGTAAACCTTTGGCACATTTAATGAAACTAAAAGTCTGTCGGTAACAAATTCAAGGTATTGTGCCATTAATTCCGAATTCATACCAATCAAACGAACCGGTAATGCCTCAAGAATAAATTCCTTTTCAATTTCAAGAGCTCCGCAAATAATTTCTCTAATTCTATCCTGAGAAAGTTTATTATCGATATGACTATTATAAAGATGGCAAGCGTAGTCACAATGCATACCCTCATCTCTAGAAATAAGTTCATTTGAGAATGTTAAGCCGGGCATTAAACCACGTTTCTTTAACCAAAAAATGGAACAGAATGATCCAGAAAAGAAAATTCCTTCAACAGCCGCGAATGCAATTAAGCGTTCAACAAAAGATTCTGAATTAATCCATTTGATTGCCCACTCAGCCTTTTTCTTAATAGCTGGTACGGTCTCAATTGCATTAAACAACATATCTTGTTCTTGCTTATCTTTTATGTATGTATCAATCAATAATGAATATGTTTCGCTATGAATATTTTCCATCATAATTTGAAAACCATAAAAGAATTTAGCCTCAGTGTACTGAACTTCATTAACAAAATTCATTGCCAAATTTTCATTCACGATACCATCTGAAGCAGCAAAAAAAGCTAACACATGTTTAACAAAATGTTGCTCGTCCGCATTTAATTTATTTTCCCAATCATAAATGTCTTGTTGTAAGTCAATTTCTTCCGCAGTCCAAAAACATGCTTCTTGTTGTTTATAAAGCTTCCACAAATCATGGTGCTGGATTGGAAATAGAACAAAACGTCCTGGATTGTCAATGAGAATTTTTTCTGTCATAATGTTATTTTATTTTTCTTGATTTACTGAATTTTTTACTTCTCTAGCAACTCGTTCTTTATGTTCAAGTGCTTGTCTGATTCTGTCTCTTTTTTCTTGCTCCTTATCCTCTTTATGACCTAATAAAGTGTTTTGATAATCGGTGTCAATATCCAAATACTCATTATTGAATTTAGAATTATTAAATATCACACCATCTTTCCCCACTCTAGATTTCAAAAGAGTAATTGTTGCCAAATTTTGTTCTTTTTGTTCAAGCGTTTTTGCTATAGACAGAACCACGTGCCCAATTTGTGCTTTTTTAATTGACCCACCCATTTGGTCTGTTGTAACAACTTCAGATGAAATTGATTCGCGATTACCTTGTGTTGCGGTCCAAATTGCAATATCAAATTCGGATGTCATGGCTTCTAACGCTCTCATAATAGACCCCTCACCTTTCCATTCTTCGCCATACGTACTCCTTTCAGGTGAAATACAATCAACATAGTCCAAAGTTAATAAATCCACTCTAAAACCGTCAGCATTTAGCTTTCTTAATTTAGATTTAATTTCACTAATTGTTATTGAATCACTTGGTAACTTAAGTAATTTAATTTGACCTTGGCATTGTGCTTGTTTTTCTTCAACAAGTTTAGTAGTCTCTTCCGGATTAACGATTTGGTCGTCTGGTGAAATCCCAGTCCAAATGGTATAATGTTTTTTCTTAATGTTGTTTATGTTGTCTTCAAAAAAGATTTGTACAACATTAAATCCAGTATTGTAAGCGGTATTAGAAATCTTTGTTAAAAGTGTTGTCTTACCTGTTCCTGTTGGTGCCAATACAACACCTAATTCGCCCTTACCTAAGCCACCTTTCAACAAGTTATCGATACCTGTGATCCCAGTTGGGATTGGGTGTCTAGAATCGGCTTTAAGAGCATCTTGAATATTCTCAAAAACGTCTTGCATCTCGTCGTTTATAACACCGACCTGCAATGCGCTTTGAATCATTTTTTCAATCTTATGATATTCCTCAAATTCACCGTTTGCAGTGATAGCTTCAACTTCCTTTAGGGTTTTTTTTAATACCTGCTGCTTGCAGAAGTTAAACGCACTTTCTTTTGTGAAGTTGATGTCACCACCAGCTAAGTTGTGATTTTTAATATTATCGATTGTATCAATATTTGCCCTTAGCAGAGTGCCATTAGAATGCTCTGATTGTATTTTTTGTTTCAATGCATCATAAGATGGAAACGATTTATACGATTCTTGCCATTCCTTCAAATTGGTCATAATAAACTTGAATGAACTATTATCAAAATAATTTGGATCAATGAAATCAATAATGGTTTCAGCGAATTTTTTATCTTCAATAATAATTTTTAGTAGGGACATCTGATACTGAACACCTAATGTCCCAAAATTTTTTTCTGTCATAATTTAATAAATTTAAAAATTAAAGTTGGTACTGAAGATATGTCATTTCGAGGTCTCTAGATGACAAAATTTCAGTTAAATCGTTCAAAATTCTTTTCAACATCGGTCTAATGTCTACAGCGTATCTTACTTTTGGATGGTAATAATGCGCCGGGAAAATTCTTTCAATAAATACCTCGTCAAGTTGCTTAATTTGCAACAAAAAGTATTGTTCATCACGTTCATTAGGTTCTTCCACAACCTCGTTATTGAGGAAAAAGTTTTGATTTTCTGTCAAATAATCAGAACTTTTTATTTTCAAATCCTCCGAAATAATTTCACAAATATTTTTTACTTCGTAGTGTAAATCCATAGATCTTTTTGCTTTGGGGTTATAATCTTTAACAAAAAAGTATCTTTGGACAATTATGTTCCCATCAAGAGTTAAGAGGAACTCAAACTTGTTCATTTCATCGTTTGTTGTTTTAAACTTATTCATGGTTTAGATTTTATTTTTTAATTTTAAATTTTATTATTTGTTTATTTTTTTCAATTCTTGTTAATCTTAGGAAAGGGTTTAAGAAATTAACCAGGCCATCATCACCTTTTGGTAAAAATTTAAACACCCCGTCATCATTCATCATTCTCATTGCGTTTTTATAGGACCTACCTTCTGTATCCAAATTTTCATTTATTAAACTAAAGATACCTTCTCTCGCCTCTTCTGTTAATATTGGTTCGTCTAATGAAACTATTTGATTGTTAATTTCGAAAAACTCGTCACCAAAAACACCGAGTTTGGTTACACCAGTCAAGAAGTTTTGAATCAATTTATTATCCTTATCTTGTTCAAATAACTTATTACCCATTTCCCTTACTTCTGATAAGGTTAGTTTGGTGTCTTTTATTTGTGGGAATAATGAAATCAATCTTTTTAACCCCAAATTTCTGATACCATATATGTTATCTGATGGATCACCACAAAGAATCTTAACCAGCTTTACATTTTCAACAATGATTTGCTCCTTATCATATTCAACCACATCATTTTTTTTATATACTTTTTGATGTGATGGATTATATAACGCAACATCGTCTGTAACCAACTGCATTAAGTCCCTGTCAGAGGAATAAATAAATTTTTTTTCTTTTGGAGAGTTTTGTGAGTAGAATGCAATACAATCGTCAGATTCACAATATTCAAATTCGGCTTGTCTGACATAGAGTTCTTCTAAGTATTGTTTAATTCTGTCTCTTTGATATTGGTAGGACTGGATCTCTTCCTCAGTTCTAATTCTTTCTCTCCTATTTTCTTTATATAGGTGATAGATTTTTTTCCTTGAAAGAGACCCTTGTTTGCCATCCCAAAAAACACATATTTTATCAAGATTGAAAGCCTGGAATGACCTTTTCAATGTATCAATAAAATGATATAAGCCGCCTATGTGGTTACCATTGTGATAATAGTTTTTGCGACCATGAAAACCAATTGTCAATAGATTATCTCCATCAACCAACAAGATGTTAGACATTAAGTCTTAAATTAAAATATTAAACAATCAATCTTCGTTTTCTTCTTCCTGAATTGGTTCAAATTTGATTTCATCAACATTATCAACCTTTTCATCAAATAGTTTGCTGAGATAAACCAGATTATTTTTTACATAATCTTCTCTAGATTTTTTTTCTTCAGCCGCCTCTTTTGCCATCATAAACCCATGAGGAGTAACCATGATCTTACCATCACCAAATTGAATACCATTTA